GAATTTTTTAAAGTACCAGTATCATATTTCTTTGAAGGTTTTAATCCAAGAACATTTGAAAGTAGCATAACTTACCATGACAGATTTCCAGAGATACACAGAGGTAATCAGGTCAAGAATGAAAACTTATATCCTAATCCCAACTCTATGAGTAGTTTAGGTAATAAGATGAAAGATGTTTTCTTGCTTGAAGAAACATTAAACAAAGAAGAAATAATATAATAATCATGTCATTGGGTCAGTCAAATAAAAAGTTTGATTGGCTCAATGATTTAACAATTAGAGATAAAGATACATCAAGATTAGATGAACTAGCCAATCTTTATAATAAAACTAAAGATGAAAAATATTCTAAAGAGTGGTATGTGTTAGTCAAAAAAATTACTAAACAACTTAATTCTTAACTTCATTTTCATAAGTCTTATCATCATCAGCTTTACGCATACATTCATAATGAGCTTTACCTTTGGGATAAAAAGCAACAAAGCTATCTTGGTTGGTCATGTCTTGACCACAATATTTACACTTTCCTATGTCTATGATTATTACTTTTGGTTTCTTCCAGACTTTTTTATGTTTTGGCATAGTTAGGTCTTTTGCCTTTTCTGGATTTTCTTTCAGCTTTCTTTTTTCTTGAAACAGCAGAGGCTCTTTGACTTGCAGACATTGATCTAGCTTTTGCTAGTGGTACACACTTTGGATAATTTTTTCTTTTCTCTCCTTTTGATCTACCACATGGAGGAAAGCCACCACCTTTTTTACGATTGGCAATGTCCACCCATTTTTCTGATGTCCACTTTCTTAAACTCATCTTTTTCTTTTAGTTTTCTTTTTACCAACTTTACCTTTGCAATACTTACTTGCCCACATATTTGCATAAGCAGATGGATATACTTTAAATTTTCGCTTCGCTGCAGCTTTACCAGAAGCACATAATTTAGCCATTATCTAACTCCTTTACAATTTTTAATTTTTCTTCAGCAGTTGCAATCTTTTCTACTAACTTATCTACTTCATCAATATGTTGTGGGTGTTCACCAATACCAACACTATTGTTAAAATATATTTTTATTGTTGCTTCAGCTTCACAAATTTGAGCTTCATATCTTTTCTCTAATGCTTTTAAAATATGTTGCTTCATGCACTATGTCTTTTTTGTACCATAAATTTAGCTGTCTTGACAGCACCTTTGTGTGGCTTGTATGCACCTTTCATAAGTTTATATGAACTACCTTTTTTCATCCAATGAAATCCTTTGGGTGCTTTAACAGATTTTTTTATCATACTTTTTTCTTTTTCTTTTTTCTTTTTTTCATAGATTTAAAATCTGCACCTGTAATTTTATTTCTAGGTGGTGCAACTCTTGCTAATTTTTTTTGCTTTGCACTATACTTATTTAATGGCATAATTTTTTAACCCTCCAACATTCCCATCTAACTAGTAGATACTCCTGATAATTAATATTTGCTTTTCATTTTTTTGTTTTTTTTCTTCTTCTTCTTTTTCTTATCTTTTTTTTTCTTCATATACATAACTATCTCCTTTTATTTTTACGACCCATATACCAATCTCCAGGTTCATAATTCCATCTTTTACCATGATGACCCCTTATATCAGCATATAGCATTCTAGCTCTCACTATTAATTTTATAATTGACCTTACCATTTTTTGCAAGACCAATATCTAGCACTAAATACATCTTTAGCAGTAGCACACTTGTGTCTTGCTCTAAATGATTTTCTTCTAGCAGGATTAGATTTTTTAATAGTCATATTAGCATCACCATATCTAATAATCTTTTCTCTCCCACCTTTACAGGCTTTGACTACAAATTTTTTACCACCCTGTACTTGTCGTTTAGGTGAATTACATTTCATTTTTGATTTATCTATTGCCATTAATCTATTTTATCAACTCCATCAAAGTATTTATAATCAAATTCTACAACTCTGCAATCATGTTTTTTACGCATAGACTTTTGTTTGTCTGCAAATTCAATGGCTTTGTCTTCAGATTGAAAGATTGTATTGGTAAACATCTTATATTTATCATCTTGTTTCCAAACAACGCAATAAATCATACCTCTACTTTTACTTTTGATTTTGGTTTTGGTTGAGGAATTATAACTTCTTGACAACCAAATTTAGAATATATTTGATGTTTATTTATTTCTTCTCTACCTAATTCTTTAGTTTTATCTAATGATTTTTGGTAACCATCTAATAAACAATCATAATAATTATCATATACTTTTGGAAAAGTATGTGGGTCTAGGCAAGTGTTTGCTATGGTACTGCAAAGAACTATTGTAAGCATTATTTTCATTTATCATCCTTTTTATCCTCCAACTTTTTGATCTTATCATTAGCATCTTCAAGGTCTTTGGTTAAATGTTCTAATTTTTGCAAACATCTTTTGTTTGCTGAATCTTTAGATTTACCAGCATCCTGTAATTCTGCAACCTCTTGTTTCAGAATACGAACCTGATCTTTATATTCGTTTATTAAATCTATATTATCAGACATTATTTTTTTTTAAAAGTAGAAACACCTTTGATACCTAGAATTGTAGAAAATGCACCGACTACAAGAGCTTGGTAAAACATTGGAAGATTTGCAAACTTATCAAAAAATATATCTATCTTTGCTTGTATATCTGGATCATCACTAAACACAGACCAAGCCAAAAGCAACAAAGGAATTGAGATTAACACTAAACAAAATTCGTCTTTCCAATCTCCTCTATGCGAATCAATAACAGCTTTTTTAAATTCAACCTCACCATTTGCCATGCGTTCAGCTAATTTTAATTCAGCTACTGATTCTAATTCTTTAGTCTTTCTTCTATTAGAAGCAATAGACATACCAGTTTTAATCATACCTGGAACTAATTTAGATGCTATACTTAACCACATTATGACTTTGCACTCCTCATTTTTCCAGCTAACTTACCTGCTCTAGCTGGTGTTTGTTTTGCCCAAAGTGAGTCTAACATTTGGAATGATGCCTCACCATAATCTTCTCTATCTAAAGCAGACCACATATTTTTAAATTTAGATACACCCCCTTCGCCTATCTGATAAACCATATTAACAATTACTTCTTTAGCAATATAATTAATATTTCTTTCACCTATTAATCTTTCAGCAGCTTGTAGTGTTCTGTTAAAATCTTCTTCAAATACTCTTTCACCTTCTTCTTTAGTGTATTCTATATCACTTTCGTAATCATCATCAGGTGTTATCTTGTGTCCATAAAAGATAGTATCAAATCCTTCTGAACATTTATAAATCTTTGGAACATAACCCTCACAAAGTTTTATTTCTTCTTTTAGTTCTTCGTACATTTGCAAACTCCACAGGTACATAAATCTTTGTCATAATGATGTAAATGCAGAGCATCTTTACAATGGCATTTACAATGACAATTTTTACATTTATTTTTTTTTCTTTTTGTTTTTTTACTGACAAATATATTATCTATTTTAGATAAAATATCATCAAAAAAACCTAGAATACTATACACTATATTATCAATCATTTACTATTTTCTTTATACTTTTACTGCCATCAATATTATCTTCTAAAACAGCTTGTACTTTGCCACATTTATATTCAATGCTAGAGTTTGCTGATCTTTCTGCTTCTCTTTTACCTTTAAGACAATCTGACATTTTATCTTGTATTCGGTGTTCTTTTAATTCACCTGCTACAAACATACAAAGAGCAACAACTGTATTAATGACTGTTTCCATTAGCAAACTCTCTTTGTTTATCTTTTAATTTTTCTATATCAGATAATGCTTTATTTAATTGTTCTCTTAAAAATTCTATATTAACTTTGTTTGTCATATTTTGTTCTTGAGTTACTTCTAACTTTTCTACAGTTTTATATAAATCTTCAATCAACATAAACTGTTCTTGATCTATTGGTTTTTGTGTACTAGCTTCAAGTAAGTCTTGTTCCATTAATGCTTTAGACATTTCTAAATGTACTATTCTTGAATTAACTTCTGCATAAGTCCAAACAGCAATAGAGATACCAACCACTATCATTATTAATGTTTTTAAATCTGTTTTAAAATGTGTTTGTTCTGTAATCATTCTGGTACTGGTAGTTTATAATCTTTAGGTGGCATCTTCAATATCTTCTTATCACCCATAAGTGTTATATCTGGGTTTTCTTTTTTATAACCATCTTTGATTTCATCCCAATAACTTTGAGAATTATCAGGTCTATTGTTAGAATTTGTGGGAGATACACCTCTACATTTAGATACAAGTAAATTAAAGTTTTTATTTAAAGCTAAACTAGGATTACTATTTACTCTGCCACACATCTTCATTAATTCTAATTGTTGTTTGATTGCTACATTTTCTTTAGAAGTTTTACAATCTGTACCTAAATATTTTCTATAAGTAAATCTTATACCTTGCTGTTCATTTGAACTACTATCACTATAATTATAATTAGTATCTCTTCTTTCTGTGCTTATCTCCATTTCACCACATCTTACACCATATTCATTTAAATATTCGTTTCTAGGATAAGCAGGTTCTACAAACAATGCTAGTATTGTAAGAGCTAAGATAAGTAATCCTGTAAAATAATAATTCATCCTGAGAACCTCCATACATTACCTGTTTAAATCCTTAATATCATAATCATGCTCTCTGACTTGATCTGCTAATTGTCTATATAAATTTTCTGCCATCTGCCAAGTAGCTTCAGCAGAAGAAAGTCTTGTATTCATTTCTGTAATTTTATCTTGAGCTATAGATAAATCTTTTTCAAGATTTACAATTTGCTGCTCTGATTGATTGATAGTAGTTGTAAGGTTAAGCACATACTTGAT